TGCTATTAAAGATGATATCCTGTTGTTGATAGACTGGTGGGAACATGCGTGGGCGTTGGATTACCAAGCAGATAAGAAAAAGTATTTAGAAAATCAATGGAAAATAATTAATTGGGAGTATATAAATGGCTTATTCAGATAAAGTAATTGATCATTACGAAAATCCACGTAATGTAGGAAGCTTCTCTAAAGAAGAAGACGGTATCGGTACAGGTATGGTTGGAGCTCCTGCATGTGGTGATGTTATGCGCCTACAGATCAAAGTAAATACCGAAGGAGTAATAACAGATGCCAAGTTTAAAACATACGGATGCGGAAGCGCCATTGCCAGCTCGAGTCTCGTCACCGAGTGGGTTAAAGGAAAAACGCTTGACGAAGCGGGAAAAATTACTAATAGCACAATTGCTGAAGAACTTGCCCTTCCACCGGTTAAAATACATTGTAGCATACTTGCAGAAGATGCTATTAAAGCCGCAGTAGAAGATTACAGGAACAAATATAATGCTAACAATAACTGAACTAGCCCAAAAAGAAATTGATATGGGCCTTGAAGAAAATAACGAGCCCTATCTTAGAATCAGTATCCAAGGTGGTGGATGTTCTGGATTTAATTACGTGTTTGATTTTGAACAAACTAAAGCCGAAGATGATTTTGAGCTCGGTAAGGTTTTAGTTGATTCTATGAGTGCTCAATACCTGACAGGAGCAACATTGGATTATAAAGATGACCTAATGGGTAGTAGTTTTGTTATCCAAAATCCAAATGCCCAAACAACCTGCGGATGCGGTAGCTCATTCTCTGTTTAATTGGTAAAATCTGCTTGACAGTCGCTCGAAATTACTGTATAATATCAGTATATGAACAACTTACAGGACTGTAAATGAGCAACTGTGCATCCATTATTCGTATTTTAGAAGATCACCCTAGCCGTCTTAACAAAGAGGGCATTATTGAATCTGAAGCCAATATGGGCAATACTGAATTGTTTGAAGGCTTCCGAATGGCACTAGATGGTTTATACACATTTGGTGTTAAGAAAGTACCTACGCACGGAGGCCCTGATGGACAAGGATTGCCCTGGGAAGCATTTAAAGAATTGGCTCATTTGTTGTACACCAGACAACTTACTGGACATGATGCTCGTGATGCTATCGAATTGGCCCTCGGCGCCAGCACACAGAGCCAATGGAACGATTGGTACCGTCGTATCCTTATTAAAGACCTACGATGCGGTGTTAGTGAAAAAACTGTAAACAAAGTACTCAAAGGCCGCTTCAGTAAAATTAAACCAGTTCCTGTATTTGAGTGCATGTTGGCACACGATGGTGCCAATCACGAAAAGAAAATTGCAGGTAAGAAACTGCTTGAGCCTAAACTTGACGGAGTTCGTGTACTGACCTTCGTCAATATGGATAACCGTACAGTTACACAGTATACTCGTAATGGTAAAGAACTGGTAAACTTTCCACACATTACAAAAGCTATTGAAGATAACATTGATCTCATTGGACGTAGCGTTATCCTCGACGGCGAAATGATCAGTACCAGCTTCCAGGCATTGATGAAGCAGGTACATCGCAAATCGGATGTCAAAAGCGATGATGCGGTACTAATGTTATTTGATATTATTCCCTTGAGCGAATTCCAGTCAGGTAAAAGTATACTTGGTCAAAAGCGTAGAACAAATCTACTCAAAGGCATGCAGGCAATTTTTGATAAAATTGGTAGCATCGGCGTTATTCCGCAAATCGAAGTGGATCTAACCAGTTATGTTGGGGAGCTACAATTTAAAGAATTCAACAAAGAAGCAATTGATCTCGGCTACGAAGGTATCATGATCAAAGATTTGGATGCCAAATACGAATGTAAGCGTAGTGTCAGCTGGCTTAAGATGAAGCCGTTTATTGAAGTATCCTTGGAGATTAAAAATGTTGAAGAAGGTACAGGTAAAAATGAAGGACGCTTGGGAGCATTTGTGCTGGAAGGTGTCGATGATGGAAAGACCATTAGCGTCAACTGCGGTAGTGGTTTTAGCGACGATGATCGAACTGAGTTTTGGGGCGATCGTGATAGTTTGCCTGGTCAAATTGTGGAAGTGAGAGCAGATGCTGTTACACAAAATCAAGATGGTACTTATTCGTTGCGCTTTCCGCGTTTTCTCCGATTCCGTGGTTTTGCGGTTGGCGAGAAGATTTAATATGGAAAAACAAGCGTTAAAAGATATGATGTTTGGCGCAGTCTTGGAGCTTTCTCGGAATGGTCGTTATTATTATCACAGCGGAGTGGGTGCGTCCTATTGCCACTGGACAGAACAAGGTAAAGAGGCACTCCTGGAGTATATGGAAACAATGGCATATAAAATAAAAGAAGCCGAAGAAGCCGAGCTTCACAAGCGAGCTAAAGATCAAACTATGGCAGCATTAAAAGGAGATAGTAAGTAAAGTGGCAAAAGAAGAACAAATTCAGATGGAAGGTTGGGTTGAAGAGGTATTACCCAACGCAATGTTCAGGGTACGTATTACAGAAACACATCGTATTACAGCAGTAATATCTGGTAAGATGCGACAGCATAGGATTCAGATCCTGCAAGGGGATCGTGTTAAGATAGAAATGAGTCCGTATGATCTAACCAAAGGTCGTGTAGTTTATAGAGAGAAATAAAAAAAAGGGCCTAGGCCCTTTTTTTATTTAGGATCAAGTCCTAGATATGCCGCCCAACTTGGGTGACGCAATTCAAAATCCATATGTCTGCGCCTTTCAACCAACTGGAAGTATGTTGGTTTTACAGGCATTTTCTTTGGAACGATCTTCTTGTTATTGCCTTTACGAGCATTACAGTCAGCACAGGCACAGCAGGTGTTCTCAAAAGTAGTCTTACCTCCGTGACTGGTCGGAACAATATGATCTAATGTAGCGGTTTTACGATTAGTATCAACACCACAATACTGACATTTGTAGCCATCGCGAAGGAACACGTTTGCTTTGCTAAAACGTATGCCCGACTTCTTTTTCATGTATTCTTTCAACATGATAACGGCCGGAACTTGGGTTTCCCAAGTTGCGCTGTGAACTATCCAGTTTTCATGCCATTCGAGTACGTGCGCCTTGTCCAAAACCATATACTTAATGGCTTCTTCCCAAGGAATTGTGCTTAAAGGTAGCATCGAAACAGGTGTTCCGTCTGTGTTTAATACTAATGTAGATCCCATGATACTGTATTTATTAATGAATTTTAACACGTTAATTATAACATACTTTTACCAAAAACGCAAGCAGTTTGATAAATGTTTTTGAATAAATACCGTATCAACGGAAACTCATATGACCTCAGTAATCAATTTTATCAATACCGGTACCGGCGCAAATGCAGGCAATGGTGATAGTCTTCGTACCGCTTTTAGTAAGATTAATCGAAACTTCATAGCTTTGGAAAATTCTTATGTTCAATCTGGTGTTGCTTCTTTTAACGGTACTGGCGGTATTATTACTTTCACGGCAACTGATATTACTAGTTTACTAGGTTTTACTCCGTATAATGCCGCTAACCCAAATCAGTATGTGACACAGGCCGCAGTAGATGCATTGGCTAGTTTGTCTTATCTTAATTCTAATTTTGTTACTACTGCAACAATTTTAAATTATACTACAAAAAATTATGTAGATACTAATCTAGCACAGTATACAACGTTGGATTTTATTTCCGGTCAAAATTATGTTTCAAACACGACCATTGGTAGTTTCTTAACTTTATATGCTACACAGGCCTATGTTGGAGCTAATTTTGTTTCAACTGCTAGTATCGAAACGTATCTAAATCAAGGTAAAACAGATTTACTTCCTGTAGTTGATAAGACATATAACATAGGCAATCAGTTTTTATCATGGAAAAATATATATCTAAGTGATAATGTATATATAGGTACTAATGTTATTACAGTCAACACACAGACCCTTAAACTGACTATTAATGGTCAAGGGCTCACTGGCAACTATTCATTTGATCCTCAAAATGTATACAACAACAATGTATCATTTGATATTAGCGCATCTTACAATCCATTAGTAACCCCTGCAGCCGTTGCAGGAGTACATTTTCCAAATAATACAGAAGCAGGCGCATCGTCCATTAGAGTTTACAATACAGCAACCGGTGGAGTTGTTCTAAGTGGAAAAACTACACAGGTGTTAGTTGACCAAGGATTTGTTTCTGGAGTTGAAATTAGAGGTAAACTGAAACTTCCAGTTACTTTTTCAGATGGTAATGTTTCTACAGGTCATCGATTGGTAATCAATCCAAATGTACTTGGGCTTACTACTTCGGGATTCCGCGTAGTTGACTATGATCAACCATTGGCAATGACCGCAATTAACTCTGGAACTGATAGTACACCTGTTCAGTTTTCAATAATAGGATATGAGGTTGGTATTTTTTCAAGAGGACCGACTGGTACAAACATTTTGGCGGTAACAACTTCTGGAGTCTTTATTGGAAATACTAGCACCGGATATGTATTACCATCGGAATTAGGTGCAACTGGCACAACTTTAATCAGCGACGGTCGAGGATTAATTGTTTGGTCGACGCAAACATTTGGAACAAGTAACATCAATTCACAAAACGCTGTGTTTACCACAGCAACCATTACCAAACGTTTTAGACTTGGAACTGAAGGACTGACCTTCTATGACGGTAGTAACATGATCACTGCCTATGGAAACCAACAGGTATCAGACTTCCTACCGCAGTACAGTGGTGCTTTGTCCGTAGGATACATTGCCGGACTTGGCACACACGTTGATATTATTTCAAACGGCTTAATGTGGGCGTTTAGTGCAACAGGTGTACTGTCATTACCGTATGGGGGACAGATTGGTGAACTGTATGGCAATGGTGTTGACATCCGAGCTAACCCATCTGGCTATGTTAAACTAGTCAGCAATTCTGGAAACAACTATATCAAAACCGATAACCTAGGTGCTTATGTATTTGCTACAAATAATTTATGGGCATTTGGCACAGATGGTACTTTAAGTCTTCCACAATGTGGAGCAGTCGGTGCGGCAGTGATCCAACCTAACGATACTACATTCGGTATTAAACTAATATCTAATGGAAAGATATGGGCATTTGGCACAGATGGCAATCTAACATTACCACTAGGCGGCGTTATTAAAAACAGCAACGGGACTAATATTTTAGATGGATTAGGCGGCGGTGCGAGCCTTGGCAATTTTGCGTTCAGTGGAGACACGCTGTCAAACACTTTATCAAATGCCAGCACACTACAAGTGGGCGGCAACAGTTGGATTTTTGGAAGTAGCGGTCAGATAACATTCCCAAATGGTACCATACAGACTACAGCCTATACCGGAACCGTTGCTTATAGTAATATAACAGGTGCCCCGGCAAGTGTTAACAAGACATCAGGTAGTTGGACTTTGGCTCCGGGAGCAAATACAGTCAGCATCACAGTAGCGCCCGGCAACAACTACCAAATGTGGGTCAATGGAAATATTCCAAACGGCATTGTTGAATGGAATGCCACAGTAAATGTTTCAAATACAAATGTACCAGCAATAGGAAGCCAATATGGGTGGTATTATGCCGCAGGAAACGCCCTGGTATTGACTTCTATGCCCAATCAAATTGTAGGCACAGCAGGGGTTATCAGTACTGCTACTGTTGCTACTACTAGTTCCAATGTGTTTACCTTTGGTATTACAAACAACAGCACATCGACACGAACAGTCAACTGGGGTTATACAACTCTTTAATATATGGCAATAACCTTACAACCCTATAGGTAGACAATGAACATCAGTGGATCAACCATAACCAACTCTGCTATTACTATTGATATTACATATCTTGCAGATCCCATCGTACCAGTTTGGTATGATTTATCAAAATTCAATGCAGGAGGTATGACAGTTGTAGATTCTAGCGGAAATAGAAATACTGGAAGAATACATAGTTCTTTAGATCACGAAGGTCTGTTAGTTGATACTGCAACCGGCGGTGGTATGCGATTTTCAGGAACGCAATGGCTTGCTAGTCCATATGTGTTAAACCAGGACTTTACAGTCAGCATGGCTATCAAATACAACCCAGATTTAAACAACTTTCCTGCATGTTTATGGGGTAGTGACTATTGGGATAATAACTCGGGATACATTGCGGCCTTTACAGAATCAGATAAACTTGTTTTTGGTATTGCAGGAGATCAAAATGGCTTTCCCTTTTCACCTACAAGTACAGTGCAAACACAATTAACCAGTCCCAGGGCTGTTACTGTGCTCGATTTTGTTAAATTAGGAACTGTGTTTACAATCTATGTCAACGGTCAGGTTGCTGGACAACAAGACTTTGGACAAGAGGGTAGCATATCTACACTACCTATAGCATTTGGCAGTAGGAATCCAAATGACGGAACCTACGGCATTGCCGACCCTATAGTTGCATCAGTATATGATATCAAGGTAAGGAATTACGGAGTGACTGCTCCAGAATGTAATTTGATCTTCCAAGGCATTAGATCTCGCTACGGATTGTAATCAATAAATACATCATGAAAATTGCAG